TCATCGCTCGAGGCTTGCGCGACCGCATCGAGGTACGGCTGCAGCTCGGTGCTGGTGTCGCCGCCAATCTCGCCGACCTTGGTGCTCAACGCCTGAAAGATCGGGCTGTTGACGTCGGTCAGCTTGCCGAGATCGATGCCGAGCGCCTCGGAAAGATCCTTGAGGTTGACGCCCATGCTGGCCGCAAGATCGGCGAGCTGCCCCGCCGTCTCGGCCGTGAGAGACGTCAGATCGATGCCGAGGCTGTCCGTCAGCTCGCGGATGCCGGCGGCGAGATCGGGCAGCTGCAGGCCGAGTCCCTGCACGAGCTCGCCGAGCGGAATTCCGAGCTGTGTCGCCATGTTCGCGAGCGCCTCGACCGAAGCGCCAGTGATGTTCTGTAGGTCGATGCCGAGATCAGTTGCGAGCTGCGTGAGGGGCACGTGCATCTGCTCGGCCAGCTCGAGCACCGGGACATTCAACGCTTCGCTGAGATCATGCAGATGCTGAACGAGCTGCTCGGCGAGGATCGCCCGGTTCGTCGCCTCTTGCTCGCCGATGCGCTGATCGCGCTGATCGAGATAGTCCGTCGTGATGTGCCCGCCGCCGAGGCCGCCGCCGGCTTCGCCCGGCGGCGGCACCGTCGTGCCGTTCGTGACGACGCCCTGCAGTAGCTGGCGCACCCACGCATAGCCGGCGTTGTAGTCCGCGCCGCTCGCTTCGCTGCCGCGCAGGAGCTGCAGGAACGTCTGCGCCATCTGAGGCAGCTGCGACATGGCCTCAGCATCGCCACCCAGTGCGCGCTGCTGCAGGAGCGTGAGCTGTCGACGCGCTTCCGCGAGCTGCTGCTCGGGCGAGAGGCCCGAGAGATCTCCGAACTGCATCTGGACCAGGTAGTCCTGAATCGACTGGATGCCGCGCAGCTGGTCCTCGTAGAGCTGGCGCTGCGCGTCGTCGACGCGCTGGATCTGCGCGACGGCATTGTTGCCCCAGTCGGCCATCGCATCGTTCGCCGCGCCAGCGCCGCCGCCGCCGCCATACAGCTGAGCGACCAGGTCGGCCGTCTCCTGGCGCAGCACCTTGATCGCCGCCGCGATCTTTTGCGCGGCGATCTGATGGATCAGCGCGAGATCCTGCTCGGACGCGCCCTGCAAGCCGGCCGCGCGCGCGAGATTGTTCGCTTGCTGGATCGTCTCCGATTCCCACGCTTCGATCTGGAAACGCGCGGCCTGAAAGCCCGAGATCGAGCCGACATTGCCGGCATCGGTCGCGAGCTGTGCAACAAACTGGGCGTACTCGCCGATCTTCTTCGTCTGCTCCTCGAGCGCGTCGTAGTATTGATCGGACACCTCGGCGAGCTTGAGCAGCACCGCGATCTGCTTTCGCCCTTCCTCGGTGGTCGCGTCCAGCGACTGCATCAGCTCCCACATACCGTCGCGCGTCGACGGCAACGTGAGACCGACCTGCGCGAGCGCGGACGTGAGCGAATCGCCCGCGTATTTCAGCTGCTCGCCCTGCGGCGCAAATTTCTGGATAAAGGTGTTCATCTCGTCGATGAACGTGTCGAGCCCGCCCGCCGCCTGCACGAGCCCGTCCGCGATCTCGGCATACTTCTGCGGATCGGTTTCGTTGACCGTAATGCCGAGCTGGCGAAAAGCCTGTTGCGTGACCTGCACTTCGGTCGCGACACGCACGAGCGTTTCGCCGAGGCCTTCGCCGACCTGCTGGAATTCGCCGATGAACGGCACGACCGCACCAGCGAGTCCGTCGAAGATCTTCGAGAACACCGCCTGCAGCGCTTTCTGCTGATCCTCAGCGGAGAGCCCTTCCAGCGAGATCCTCGTTTCCTCGACCTTGAACTCGGCGATCGCCTTGTCGATGTCGGCCGGCAGGAGGCCGAGCGCGAGCGCGCCTTCGCGCACCGTGTCCACGATCGAACCGATCACGAGCTGGAATTGCTTCGCGAACTCGTCGGACACGCCGACGATCTGATCGCTGTCGCTGCTGTGTCCAAACAGACCGCCGCTCGTATGGATCGTCTGGTAGGCACCCACGACGATGTTGTTGAGCATGTCGGACAGGTAGCCGCCGGCGATGATGATCCCCTGGTCTATGATCTTTTGCTTCCCGCCCCACAGGAAGCCGCCGATCGCGTTGCCGATCGGATCATTTCCGCCCGTCATGGCGTTGAGCATCGGGTCGTACTGGCCCGCCGGACCCATCAGTCCGTAGCTGGCGCTATGCGTCCCCGGAAACTCTGCATTGCCAGCGCCGCGCGCGAGCTGGTTGCCCGCTGCGCCGAGCGCGGTTTCGAGATTGCGGAGAGCGTCGAGCATTCCGCGATTGAGGCCGACGAGCTTCGTCGTCGCATCCGCCGTGATCTCGATCGCGTGCGCGATGCTCTCGCTTTTCGCGTCCGCGTCGCCGAGCACGGACCCCGTGCCTTGATGTTGCTGGCGCACTTCGGCCGACGACGACGACGGCCCGGAGCTGCCGCCACCGGCAACCCGGATGCCAATCGACGCCATGAGCGCAATCATGGCGGCGATGCGCGCGAACGCCGTGTAGGGATCGCCGGTGCCCTGCGTCGCAATCGCCGTGACGGCCGCCTTGTACGCGAGCACGTCTTGAGCGATACCTAGCGCCGTGTATGCGACCGTGCCTTCCTTCGCGAACTTTTGCAGTGACGACACGCCGTCCTGCAGCAGCGCGATGTTCCGCTGCTCGAGCGACCGGTTCATGTTGTCGAGCGCGGTCTGCATCCGTCCGATCGTTTCCGGATCGGTCGCGTTCTTCAGCGCTTCGCCGACGCGCTCGATATTCTCGACGAGCTGGTCGTAGTCGGATTTTTTACCGAACTGATCGAGGATGCTTCCGACATCGCCCGCTGCCTTGTTCGCGTCGTAGAGGCCACCGGCCGCAGCTTCCGCACCCGCTTGGACGGTCTCGAGCGAATCCGCCATCTCGACGCCGGCCGCCGCGTTTTTCTTGTATTCGGCGGTGACACGCGCAACCTCGTCGGCGACGAAGCGCTGCTTCGCCGTCATGCCATCGAGCGCTTTCTGGTCGGCGACCTTGTCGAGGTAGCGCTGCAGCACGTCGCCGGCGTCGGCATATTTCTCGATGGCCTCATCGAGCACCGCGCCGGCGTTCGAATAGGCGCGGTTCTGCTCGTTGATGACCTCGGTCAGATCGTTCCCGTTGATCAGCGCCGTCTCGGCGAGCTCGTCGGCACGCGTGAGCGACTGGTTGTACTTCGCCCACGCCTGGTCGAGCGGACCGCCCACCTTGGCCGCAAGCGAATCGGCGTAGTTCGACAGCGCAGCCATCGAGCTCGCCTCGGCGCGGATCGCCGCGCCGTGGTCATCGTGTCCCTTCGTCGTTCGAGCGAGCGCATCCTGCAAGCGCTTCAGCGCCTCGGCGTTCGCATCGTTCTTCGCCTTGTTCGCGTCGAGGATCGGCCCGACGCCGCCGACGACATTGCCGAACTGCGAATAGCTCTGCTTGATCCGCGCGTCGTATTTCGCGATCTCGGCGTCAGCATTGGCACCGGCCGACTTGATGTTCTCCCACGCGGAGGAGATCCGTGCGCTGCCTTTCTCCCAGCCATCTCCGAGTGCCTTGCCGGCGGCGTCGGAGTATTGCTTCGCCGCGACCAAGTTGCCGGAGAAGAACGCGTTCGCCGACTTCGTCGCGTTGAGCAGGTTCGACAGCAGCCCGTTCACCATATCGCCGACGCCGCCGATGATGTCGACGCCGCCATAGAGCATGGTGAACAGGACCTTGAACGTCTCCGTCGTGACGACGACGCCCTTGCCGAGCCCCTCGATGAGCGAGCGCAGCGTGCTCGATTCGGTGCCGGTCTGCTTCGCCTTGCTGCCGGTATCGATCAGCACGCTGGAAAGCGCGAGCAGCGTCGGCAGCGCGTCCTGCGCGAGGCTCTGGCCGAATGTTCCGATCTGATCCTGCAGCGCCTGTACGTCGTCCTTGAACGCTTTCGCGCGCGCAGCCGCCTCGGTGCTGATGACTTGCCCCGTTTCGGTGGCCTTGTCGATGATGCCTTGCAGCCCCGAACTCGCCAGCTCGTCGAGCGTCGCGTTGAGCTCCTTGCCGGCTTGGCCGAACAGCATCGTCTCGATGCGCGCCTTGACTGCGCCGTCGGGCAATTTCGCGAGCGCGCCGGCGACTTCCTGCATGAGCTCGACGCTGGGCTTCAGCTGTCCGCTCGCATCGCGCACCGACACTTGCAGCGCGGAAAATCCCGCGCGCGCTTCCTTGCCCATCGTGCCGCTCGCGGTGGCGGCACGCACGGCTGCATCGCCGATCGCATCGAGCCCGCTGACGACGTCCTTCAGATCCGCATCGTTGCGGCGCGCGGCCGCGCCGAGCGCGCTCAATTCTTCCGTCGTGACACCGAGCCGCTTCGACGTCGTGTCGAGCTCGGCCGCGAGGTTGATCTGGTGCTCTACAAGCAGACCGACGGCGCCAATGACCGCCGAGACCGTTTTCACGATCGCGGCGCCCATCTTGTCGCCTTCTTTCTCGGCCGCGGCGAAGCTGCGCTCCGCCTCCGCGCCCGCGCTCTTCGCTTCCGATGCGAAATTGCGCAGCTCGCCGCTCGCCGAACGGAGCGTGCCGGTCAGGCCCGATCCGTCGGCGGAGAGACGCAGCTGGAGTTGGGCGTCGGCCACGCTAGTCCTTCTTCTCGTTCAACACCGGCCTGGCCGCATTCACCATCACGCGCACGCCCATCAGCACTTCACCCCACTCCGGCCGAGGGACGTGCAGTGCCATGCACGTCGCGATGACTTCCGCATTCGCGATTCCCTGATGGTGCGCACCCCCGAATCCGGCGAGCACCGTCCATTGGCAGGAGGCGAAGACGCGGACGATCGTCCAGTTGCAAGGCCAGATCCGTCTCGGCTCCGCGAGGCGCGCCGCTTCGGCACGCTCTAGCGCGATCGCGTCGTCGTCCCATCCTTGTTCGCGCAGTCCATCGATGTACTCCTCGACATCGGAGCCCGGCGCTCCCTGCGCCCACCAGACGGCTGCGTCCCTCAGTTTTTTGCCTTGCCCTCCACGCCAATGGATTTGAGGTACGCCTTGACGATCGAACGCGGCACCGGGAAGCGGTTGAGGAGCTTCTCGCGGTTCGTGTCGTTGACTTCGAGCGGCGAGCCGTCGACGTCTTTCACCTGATCCGGCTTCCAGCCGCGGAACACGCGCTCGACGACGTCGGCATCGCGCAGCGGCGGCTCGCCCTCGTCGCGCGGGCGGAACATCTCGGTGATTTCGTCCTGCTCGAGACGCGCGAACTCGGCGTCGAAGGAAAACTTGCGCGTGCGGCCGTTCGCGTCGACGAGCTCGACGGGAACCGGGTACCAGTACGACGGGGAATCATCCAGCTGAAACATGCGATCGTCCTCATGGGAGCTTGGGGAATCTCCCTGCGGGGGCGCGGGACTTTCGCAGCGATCGACGCGCTTGCGTCAGGTGAACGCGAGCGACATCTCGTCGTCGCCCTCGTCATAGACGAAGGCGAGGTTCGCCTCAAGCATCGCGCGGCCCTTGTCATCGCCGTATTTCGGCTGCAGGAGCTGCGTCAGAGGCGCCGCGAACGTGATGATGTTGCCGGCCGTCTGTCCGTGCACGAGCGACATCGCGGCCTGCACGTTGGTCTTGGCCGTCGTGAAGTAGTTCTTCGTGGTGAGCGTCGGCGCGAGGAGCGAGATCGAGCCCGCCGGCTTCTTCGACACGATGTCGACGAACTGCTCGCCGGGGTTGTCGTAGAACTGCACGTCGTTCGCGTGATCGTACGAGAAGCTCTTGTACACGGATTGGAGCCCGTGCAGCGTGACCTTCGGCGTGTACGCGAACGCGACCGGATTCGGCAGGATGAAGCCCGTGAAGTCCGGCGCGATGTCGGCCGTCGTGATGGGATCCACCCACATCGCCGTGAACTTGAAGTGGAAGTACGGGATGCCCTGGCTGTCGAACTTGATCGACCAGGTGCCGCGTGCGCCCTTGCCGGCGTGACGCTGACCGTCCATCTGGTAGTACATCGTCAGCGAGTCCGTGCCTTCCGAGGCCGGGTCGTACGTGACGCTCAGGTCCTCGACGATGGTCTCGCTCATCTGGCATGCCTTGAAGAGGCGACCATAAACGGGCGCGGTGCCTGCAGTGCCGGATCCGGCCATTTCGACGTCGAACTCGAAGCCGAGGTGCTCGCCAACATGGATCACGCCGGAGTTGCCGGTCGCGCTGCCGTCGATGTTGCGTTCGATTGCGGTCGCATCGAACGGCGTGCATTTCAGCTCGTGCGTGCGGATCGCATCCGTCGTCGTCAGCGCCACGGCCGTACCGTAGGTCAGCTCGAGAGCGCAAAAGAGGGTGATTTTCCGAGTGCGCATTGCGGTCTACTCCTGTCGTGCGCGGTGCTGCGGCGAAGCCGCGATCTACTTGCCCTTGACGTCTTCGTTTTTCGGCGCCGCGCGAGGCGGCAACGCACCAGCGCGCAGGTCCTGCGTCGGCGCGATGTGCTTGACGAGGTTGCCTTGCTTGTCGCGGATGAACGTGCCGCCCTTGCGGCGATCGGGCTCGTTCGGGTTCTTCTGAGATTTCATGACTGGCGCTCCAGGTAGCGGATCGTGTTGAGGCCGAGACGGCAGACGTGGCACAGCACGCCGGCGAACATCGCGGGCCCGGTGTCGTCGAGCTGGATGCCCGACTCGCCGTTGCCGGATCCGTCGTCGGGCACGGCGCACTGAGCGACCGTGCCGCCGAGCGTCTCGTCGGCGGCGAAGGCGTCGCGGATGGACTCGATGAGATCGTCGAAGACGAGCTCGCTGGCCGCCGCGTCGTCGAGCGACATGACGCCGACGATGCGCCAGCGGACGTGCTCGACGGTTCTCGAAAGGAGGTTGCCGACCTCGCCCGTGTTCGGCCGCCGCACGAACCAGCCGCGGATCATGTTGTGCTCGGGCGAGAAGTAGTGCCGCTTGAGCCCGGTGTTGTCGGACGCGTAGCGCTCGTATGCATGCACGTTGCCGATGTCGGCAACGCTGTCGAGACGCGCAACGATCGCATCACGGACGACGGCGATGCTCATGCGAACCTCGCGGCGAGGCGCACGGCGATGCGCTGCATCGCGGCGTCGAACTTGCGGCGGATCTCCGCCTGGCTTCGATCCCACACTGTACGCCAGACGGGATTCGGTTTCGTGCCTCGCACGCCGATCGTGCGCGCGATCGCGAACGCCGCGCCCTTCGCTTCGTCCTCGCCGAGGCCGAGCTTGGCGACGGCCCAGTCGATCAGCGGCTGGATCGGCGGGCGGTGCGGCTTCGTGCCGCCCTCGATGTACGGCGCATACTCCTTCGGGCTGTACGTCGAGCCGATGACCGTGTCGGAGAGCGCGCGCTCCTCATGCGCGATCGAACCGCGCAGACCCCCGCCGTGCAGGCCGCCTGCGCCGGCCGGCAGCGACTGCATGAGCTCGCCCTGCAGCAGTACGTCGGAATCCGTCATGGCGACGAGGAGTTCCTGCCGCGTAATGTCCGGCGCGCGGCGCCAGGCATCGCCGAACGCCACGAAGTCGCTGACGTCGAGGCTGATGTTCATGCGCGCCGCCAGCTCGTCGGCGGATGGAAGAGGCGCGGCCGGCCGAGCGAATCCGCGCGGGTCACGGCGACGTCGACGCTCGCGGCCTTCGTGCGATCGTTCGGCTTCGAGCCAACGACGCGCACGTATTCCGCATCGAGCTCGCGCTTGCGCGCGCGCCAGCGATCGGATTTGCCCTTGTGGTCGACGGTGTCGGCGCCGATCGTCGGCGCCGCTTCGTTGCTGTAGTTCGCGGCGAGCTGGCCGCAGAGATCCGCGGCGGCGAGCGCGGCGACCGCGTGCACGTGCTCGCCGGGAATCGTCGTGTCGTCGCTGTCGTCGAGCGTGTGCGCTGCGGTGTACGTGAGGCGCATCGTCGCGCCGGCGGGAAACTCGACGCTCGGCACGAGCATCAACGCATCGGGCGTCTCGTAGATCTCGATTTCTCCGGCCGGCACGTAGCTCGGCGGCCGGTTGCCGACGGGATACTCGACGCGCAGGAGCTTCGATGCGCTCGTGAATCCGGCCGGGGCAGGCAGGTTTCCGTCCTCGTCGACGTCGACGTCGGCCACGGCGCGACGCGGCGCATCAGCCGAGTAGCGCAACACCGCATGCGCGATCGCGGTATCACTGGCCGATGAAGCAATGACCTGGTCCGTGTCGCGGACCAGGTCATTGACGAGGGACTGGACGTCCGCGAGCTTCATCAGGCCACGATCGACCCGTCGAAGCCGCGGTAGTCGCGCACCGCGCCGCCGTAGATGTGGCGGATCTTGTACTTCACCTGGTCGTTGGTGAAGAGCGAGCCCTGCGTCGGCAGATCCTGCACGAAGAGCTGCGGTTCCTCGCCGCCGTAGAAGCCGAGCTCGATCAGCGGCACGTCGCGATTGTCGGCCGTCGCGTACCAGTTGTTCGCGTCGGTCCAGTGCGCGACGACGTGCGTCGTGGGCTTGCGGCTCTGCACGAACGTCTCGTCCTGATTCGTGTTGCGCACGAACAGGTTGTAGGCCGCCTCTTCGAGATCCGACGGGATGATGAGGTGGCGCAGCGCAATGCCGAGACGCTTGTTGGAGTCCTTCTCGGCCTGCTTCTTCATGCGCAGGCGCGCCGCGGCGAAGCTCGTCGCGTCGAGCGCGGCCGTGCCGAGGTTTCCGTGCGACGCATGGAACAGAGCGACCGTGTCGTACACCGCCGCGTTCGAGTCGATGAAGCCGTAGACGAACTCGTACAGCGTGCGCGCCGCGCTCCGCGCGAGCATCGCGGGAATGCGGCGGATCAGGCCGACGTCGTCGTTGGCGATCGCCTCGAGCGAGAGCGTTTCCGTGCCGCCACGCTTGGACGGCGCGTACGTCGCCTCTTCGTCGCTCGGCGAGGTCAGCGCGTTGTACGGACCGTTCTCGGCGACGGCCGGCAGATTGCCGTAGCCGCCGATGCGCGTGCGGCGCTGCGTCCGGAAATCGCTGACCGGCACGACGTCGCAGAGGAAGCGCCAGTCGCTGTAGTCCTCGACGCTCGCGTAGTCGCGGATCATCGCGCGCGTGATCGAGTCGCCGAGGATCTCGCCGAACGTCGTCGAGCTGATCGCCTCGCGGAAGTGCGCGCCAGCCGCTTCACGCAGACGCTGCGTGTCGCACTGGTCCATGCGGCCCGAGACGCGGCGATCGCCCGTGATCTCGATGTAGCACTCGCGGAAGCTCGAGGACGGCTTCGTCGGATCGAAGAAGTTGTCCAGCATCTCGCGGACCGTCTTGCTGCGATCGCCGCCTTCGATGCGTGCGCCGTCGCCGAGGCCCGTGATCGCGGGCGAACCCTCGCGAAGGTTCACGAGCAGCTGACGCTCGGCCTCGATCGCCGCCGTGACGTCGGCGTCGGTGAAGCTCGTCGCCTCCGTGAAGCGCGTGACGAGACGCTCCTGCAGCGGCGCGGGCAGCTTGCTCTCCGCGATCGCAACGCGCGCATTCGCGCGGGCCTCGACCATGCGGATCCGCGCGTCGACGTCTTCGGCGGTCAGCGGCGCGCTTCCCTGCGCGCCGCCGCCGGTCCCACTGCCACTGCGCGCGTCCTGGGCGGAAGCCGAGACGGCTTCCCGGTAAGCGGTCATGACTTCCTCGTCCGTCGCTGCGGAGAGGGCCGCGGCGCGGGCAGCGTCCCGTGCCTCGATGTACTTCAGCATCTGCTCGCGCAGCATGGGGTCTGACTCCTTGGGTTGTGCAGCCTCGGCGAAGCGGATTACCTGACCGCCAGCGCCCGGTTCGATGATGAGATCGACGCTGCTGACCTGCGTCAGCTTCGTCGCCTCGCGGAACTTGCCTTTCTTCTTCGCCGTACCGCCGGCGTCGATCGAAAGACCGAAGAGATCGTTCATGCCGCGCGCGACGGCTTCGCGCAGTTTCGGCGCGACGTCGGCCGACTCGAGCACCTCGAGCACGGCTTGGATCTCGCCGGGTCCGGCCTCGACGAAGCGGGGCTCCGTGAGCTTGCCGACGAGCTGGCGGAAGTCCTTCGAGCTCTCGTCACCCTTGATGTGCGCGAGATCGCTCTTGACGAAGACGCGCACGCCCTCGAAGAGCGGTGTCGCTTCGCGCAGTACCGCGCGCGGATACTCGACGCCGTTGAGCGACGTACCCGCGCGGATGATGCGAACGAGATAGCGCGGCGGCGCCTTCGCGTCGTCGCCGAGCGCTTCGATGAAGACGGCGGAAGCATCGGCGGCAGCAGAGAACCTTGGGGAATTCCCTGCCGCCGCCTCCGCCACCCGTGCCCCCACAGGTTCGTAATCGACGACGACTTCCTGCGGCGCGCCGAGCGCGACCTTGTTGTCCTCGCCGATCGTGTACGCGTACGACCAGTAGCGGCCGTGCGCGAGCACGATGACGCGGTCCGGGAAGACCGAGTCGAGGCAGAAGTCCCAGCCGTCCGGCAGCAGGCGACGCGTGTCGCGCACGGCGTCACGCACGAGGTCGATGATCTGACCGAGCTCGGTCGCGACCGCTTCGCGCAGCGCGACCTCGCCAACGACGCCGGCTTTCGGGACGCGCTTCATCAGCGCGCTTCCTTCCAGACGTGCTTGTCGTCCTGGAGCACGCGCACCGTCTTGCCGTCGCGCGTGGCCTTCGCGAGCTCGACGACTTTGCCGACCGGCTTGCGGCCCTCGGCGGGCGAGTCCGCCGAGGGACTGGTCCCGGTGTCATCGGTCGAGGAATTCGGATTCGCCGCCGGATCGGCAGCATCAGCCTTCTTGTCTTTGGCCACGGGGGAATGTCTCCGCTGGGAGGGGAACAGCTTGCGGAGACGGATGATCACGATGAGCCCGCAGCGAATCTTTTAGCGCGCGCTAAAACGACTCGCCCGGATCGAAAGGAAGGGAACGCGCCGCTCGGCGGGGAACGGGAGCTCGCGTACCGCAGAACGCAGTACACGAGCGCGACGGCGCGGCCGCGAGCTTAGCACGCAGTTGCGAAAGGAACGTGCGAGGGAATCGCGGCCGTCAGGCGGCGTTGCGCAGCTCGGCGAGGAAACGCTCTTGCGCTTCGGCACCCTTGGTTTCGCCAAGGCGCGCGTATTCGACGAACTGCTCGCGCGTCATGACGACGCCCTGGAAGCGCACGTGCGTCGTCGGCTGCGCATGCATCCATTCGAAAATGGACAGGCTGTCAAGCTGCGTCAGATCGAGAACTCGGCGTTTCATGGGGCACGGTACGTTTCGAGGCGGATCAAGCCGCGGCGGACGAGCTCGTCGAGCAGGCTCGCCGCGACGCGTTCAGGATACTCCGATTCCGGCACGCCCGCTTCGCGCAGCGCGGTTTCCACGTTGCGGGCATAGCGGGCGAGATCGAGCTCCTGATCGAGCAGCGCGCCCAGCTTCCATCCGCTGATTGGCGGCAGGATCCGGTAGCGAAC